TGGTCCGAGGACTACATCGAGCACAAGCACTGGGACGACTCCAGCCAGGGTCCGCAGTTCTACGAGGCGTTCATGCAGGTCGCGATCGATTGCGCGATCGACGAGGACGCCGCCTGGTACTGCTGGCACGCCTCGCGGCGCCAGGCGATGCTGGAGGCTTGCTGGACCAAGTTCGGGGTCCTGCATCACCAGCAGATCATCTGGGCCAAGAGCCGCCCGGTGCTGACGCGCTCGGTCATGCTCTGGGCCCACGAGCCCTGCCTGTTCGGCTGGCGCTCGGGCAAGAAGCCGCGGATCAACCGCGAGGGCTTCGAGCACTGGCCGACGACGGTGTGGTCGATCCCGTCGAGCGAGATCGAGACGCGCGAGCATCCCACGTCCAAACCGGTCCGCGTGTTCACGCTGCCGATGGAGCTTCACACGGTGCCGGGCGAGATCTGCTACGAGCCGTTCTCAGGTTCAGGATCGCAGCAGATCGCCGGCGAGAAGACCGGCCGGCGTGTCTACGGGCTTGAGCTGTCGGAGACCTTCTGCGACGTCGTTCTCAATCGCTGGCAGACGTTCACGGGTAAACTTGCCATGCTCGATGGTGAGGACCGCTCGTTCGAAGACGTGAAGTCAGAACGGCTCGGCGCCGGCGATGCGGCGGAGGCTGCGTGAGGCAGTCGCGGCGCATGTCGCTGGTCGAGGCGGTCGCCAATGTCGTGGTTGGCTATGGCATCGCGGTGCTGGCCCAAGTCGTGGTGTTCCCGTGGTTCGGGCTTCACGCGACGCTGGCCGAGAACATGACCATGGGCGCGCTGTTCACCGTGGTGTCGATCCTGCGCAGCTACTCGCTCAGGCGGTTGTTCGATCTCCTTACCAACAGGAGTTCGGTCGGTGATATTGTAGGCAATGGCACCGAGAGAACCGACCGGGTCAAAGGCATCTGATCTATCCGCTGCCGCAGCAAAGCGCGCTGGACGCGGCGAAGTTTTGCCTGTGTCGCCACCGCCGTCTGCACGGCCCCATATCTTGCCTGGCGATCTACCGTCCGCCCTTGGTGGGCTCGCCGACGATGATTTGCGAACCCTGGCGGTCGCCGTCGATGGCGAGCTGAGCCGCCGTCGAATGACGATCGAGCGGCCGGCTTCGGGAGATGGCGATGCGAGGCGGGAGGCGCGGCCTGCCGCCGCGAAGCCATCCCGGCAGAAGACACAACCCGAAGACCCGCCCCTGACGACGGCACGGAGGACGGCCGTTCGCGCGGCCTTCAAGGCCGGTGTCAAACCGACGATGATAGCCCGCAAGTTCAATGTAAGCCCCGCGGTGATACGCCGGGTGTTGTCGGAGACGTCGGATTGATCGCAGTTGCGGGACCGAGATAGAGCGCGACCGGAAATCGTGATGCCGTTGCTCCGTGGAGGCAACGGCATCTTCAGATCGCTTATGTTGAGCTCAGCATAAGCGGTAAACCCGCCCGCGCCCGTCGACCTTCTCGGACGTGACCTCGAGCCCGAGCTTCTTCTTGAGCGCCCCTGATATGGCACCGCGCACCGTGTGTGCCTGCCAGCCGGTGGCCTCGACGATCTGCTGGATGGAGGCGCCCTCGGGCGTCTTGAGCATCTCGATCAGCATGGCCTGTTTACTGCCCTTGCGGCGTTCGATGGCCGGAGCCTCGACGCTCTCGTCGGCAACACCTTCTGGCACCTCGTCGTCATCCGTGATGCCGAGAGTGTCGTAGGCCAGCCGCGTGGCGCGCAGGGTGATGGGCCCACGCTCCCCATCGTGCCGCCAGACGGTGCTGAGATCGCTGGCCTCGACCTCTTCGATGAGGCTGCGCTTCAGCAAGCTCTTGCAGATGTTGCCGACCGCGCCGCCCTTGACCTTGGACGTGATCGGAAAGATCAGCCCGTCCTCGCGGGCGCAGGCTGCGCTCAGGATGACGGCCTGGATGTCGGTGAGTTGGATCTGGTTCATCGTGACCTCCGGGTATTGGGAGGTGCGCCATCGCACCTCTCCTACGACCCAGAGCCCGGCCGGTTGCCGGGCGTGGAGGCGGCAGCGTGCCGTTGGCGTCAGGCAGCCATCTCGGCTTTGCCGACGAATCTCCATTCGGTGTTCTGTGTGGCGGTGATCGTGTTGTTCATCGTTCGACTCCGTCGCTCAGTGTGATCGCATACACGCTCTGGTCTGGGGATAGATCAAGGTGATTGTGACGGCCTGGCCGAGCGGCGAATGACCGGCCGAAATCGACGTCGGAGAGGCGGCAGCGTGAGCGAAGCAACCTACCCCGTCTCGACCATCGCCAAGCTGCTGATCCTGACCGAGCGCCAGGTGCAGTCACTGGCCAAGGACGGTGTGCTGCCCAAGGCCGAGCGCGGCCGCTACGTGCTGGTTCCGGTCGTCCAGTCCTACATCCGCTATCTGCGGGAACGGGCCATGGGTGGTGGCTTGGGCGGCAGCGACGACGATCGCATGCGGCTCACCCGGGCCAAGGCCGACATCGCCGAGATGGAAGCCGAGCGGCTGCGCGAGATCCTGATCCCGGAAGATCAGATCCGACCCGTCGTCACCGCGTTCGTCGCGCGCTTCAAACAGAAGACATTGGCTGTGGCACCCAAGGCCGCCCCCATGGTCGCCGTGGAGACCGAGCCCGATGCCTGTCACGACATCATCGAGACGTTCCTGCTTGAGGCTCTCGCCGAGCTTGCCGGGATGGACGTCGAGATCGGCTCCGCACCCGGCCTGGACGACGATCCTGAAAGCGGGGACGCGAGCGGCGACCCCGCCGCCCAAGCAGACCGTGAGCGAGTGGGCCGATCACAACCGCAAGCTCAGCCCAGAGGCAAGCGCCGAGCCCGGCCAGTGGCTGACCGCGAGGGCTGAGTACCAGCGCGCGATCATGGACGCGGTGTCGGACCGCGGCATATCCACGGTCGTGCTGATGACCTCGAGCCAGGTCGGCAAGACCGAGTGCCTGAACAACGTGGTGGGATTCTATATCGCCCAGGACCCCGCCCCCATCCTGATGGTCCAGCCAACCCTGGAGATGGCGGAGGCCTGGTCGAAGGACCGGCTGGCGCCGATGCTGAGAGATACCCCGGCGCTGCGCGGCAAGGTCGCCGAGGCGCGCTCGCGCGACAGCGGTAATACGCTGCGCCACAAGGAGTTCCCCGGGGGGCATATCACGATCGCCGGGGCCAACAGTGCCTCTGGCCTGGCGGCACGGCCGATCCGCATTCTGCTGGCCGACGAGGTCGATCGCTATCCGCCTTCGGCCGGCACCGAGGGCGATCCGATCTCGCTGGCCAGACGGCGTACCGCGACGTTCTGGAACCGCAAGATCGTCATGGCATCGACGCCCACGGTGAAAGGCGCGTCGCGGATCGAGGCGGAATGGGAGCTGTCGGACAAGCGGCTCTACCATGTGCCATGCCGGCACTGTGGCGAGCACCAGGTGCTGCGCTGGCGGCAGGTCCTGTGGCCTGAAGGCAAGCCGGACATTGCGGCCTATCACTGCGAGCACTGCGGCACGCAATGGAGCGAGGCCGATCGCCTGAGTGCGATCCGGCACGGCCAGTGGCGCATCACGGCACAGGGCAACGGCTCGACCGCAGGGTTCTGGCTGAGCGAACTCTATTCACCGTGGTCGTCGCCGGCGACGATGGCGCGCTCCTTTCTGGATGCCAAAGGGCACCCCGAGAAGCTCAAGACCTGGATCAACACCTCGCTCGGCGAGACCTGGGAAGAGGATGCAGAGCGGGTCGACGGCCATACGCTGGAGACCCGGCGCGAACAATGGGGCGAGGCTCCAGCCGAGGTCCTGGTGGTGACCGCCGGTGTCGATCTGCAGGACGACCGGCTCGAGGTCAGTCTGCTGGGTTGGGGGCTGGGTGAGGAGTGCTGGGTTCTGGCCCACCGGATCCTCTACGGCGACCCCAGTGGTAACGAGCTCTGGCGTGAGCTCGATGGTCTGTTGCTGGAGCGTTTGGTCACGAGCGATGGCCGGGTACTGCCGGTGGCAGCGGCCTGCATCGACACGGGCGGTCATCACACGCTGGCGGCCTATCGGTTCTGTCGCTCCCGGCTGCGGCGCAAGGTCTTTGCGATCAAGGGTGCTGCAGGTCCGGGCCGGCCGATCTGGCCGCTGCGGGCAAGCAAGAACAACAAGGGCCGGGTCAACCTGTTCCTGATCGGGGTCGACACGATCAAGGATGCCGTGTTCGCGCGCCTGCGAGTTCAGCAGGCCGGGCCCGGCTATGTGCACTTCTCTGCCCAGCTCGATGCGACCTACTTCGCGCAGCTGACCGCCGAGCGGGTCCAGACCGTCTATCGCAAGGGCTTTGCGGTGCGGGCCTACATCAAGGATCCCGGCGCCCGTAACGAGGCGCTGGACTGCTTCGTCTACGGCTACGCAGCGATGTTTGCGCTCAACATCCAGTGGGGGCGGGTCGCCCGCAAGGCGTTCGGCGAGGCCGCACCACCGGTTCCCACGACCCGGGCGGAACGGCCGCCGCCCGAGTCCGCAGAGACAACTGAGGTGACAGAAGCCCCGGCACCAACCGGGGCTTCGCGTTTGAAGCGCCGGCCGATGCGACGGGTCTACAGATCGAGCGTGGTGAGGTGAGTGATGCCCAGCAGCTATCCATGGGAGGACTTCACCGAGGCCGAGCTTCGGGGCCTGAGGAAGCAGATCCAGTCCTCGCGTGGTCAGAACCAGGCACGGTTCGCCGACCGGGCCGTGACCTGGAGCAGCGAGGCCGAACGGCGCCAGCTGGTGGCCGAGATCACGGCTGAACTGAATCGTCTGTCGGGGCGCCCGTCGCTTCGTCGCCTGCGGATCGACAGCGACAAGGGGTTTGCGTGATGGCGATGAAGCAGGGGCGTATCGCCGTCCGGCTCAAGAGCATCAAGCCCGGTGCACGCATGGAGGCGGTCACGGTCAGCGGCTCGGGTGCGGCCATCGACTACGAGGCCGCCGGGCAGGGCCGACGTGCAGCGACCTGGCGCTCCACGGCTGCGGGACCCAACGCATCGCTGACCTATGCCCACGCCACCCTGGTCAACCGCAGCCGCGACGCGGTGAGGAAGAATCCCTACGCCGATCGTGCGGCCAGCGTGATCGAGACCAACGCGGTCGGCACCGGCACGATCGAGGCGTCGACGATCTGACCGCCCATCGCCAGCCAGCCCCGCGCCTTCAAGTCGCCGTCGAACTCGTCGAACAGCCTCTCCACCAGACCGGCCTGCGCCAACTGCTCCCGATAGAGCCACACCGTCTTGGCGTCCGGAACCGGGTCCTCGAGCCCCAACCCCAGGAACCGAATGAAGGAAAGACGGTCGCGAAGCTGGAACTCCACCTGGTCGTCCGATAGGTTGTACAGCTCGCAAAGCACGATCACCCTGAACATCACAAGCACATCCCACGGCTTGCGACCCGCCTTCGACTTCCGCTCCCCCGGCGGCGTGCGCCAAGCCGCCTCGAGCCGGGGCCGGAAAAGCTCCCAGGAAACAACGGCGGCGATCCGCGCCAAGGGATCGTTCTTGGCGTCCAGACCCGCGTACCGCTTCCCGATGTCGAAGAAACCCATCTGACCCATCGTCGCCACCCAGCTCGTTGCCAATGACCGGATTCTACTCCATCATCGCGAGGTTGCTGGATTTTTCGAGGTGCCCTTAAGGTTATAAAATCTGGCGCCTTCTGACACACACCTCATCTTCGTGCGATGGTGTGCGACTTGATCGTGCCCTCTTTCGCACAGACATCGGCAAGGGAGTTCAGGCGGTCCAAAATCGCGCCAGCCACCCTAAGAGGCCGTTTCGAAAGGTGTTGAGCGGTCGGGACGATGCCGTCGATGCGGCAGAGCTGGTTGATGCGTTCATCGGCCAGCAGCGTGTGCAGGATCGGCGCGGGGTCGGCCAGGCCCGTGGTTTCTATGAGGACGCGGGCGAAGTTGGGCACGTCGCCACCGAACGGGTGTGGGCGCCGCACGCCGCGATGGCGTCCTCATAGGTCCGGGAAGTGGTGATAGACGGTGCCGACGCTGACCCCGGCCTCGCCGGCGATCTGGGTCATGGTTGTGCCCGAGATGCCCTAGCGGCCATGCAGCGCGAAACATGCCTCGACGATGCGCCGGCGCGTCACCTGCGCCTGCTCCGCCCGCTTGTCCATCCGGTAGTCACGTCGCGGCATCTGGCCCACCATTTCATCGACGACATATTCAATGAATATATCTTCAACGAATGTCAAAGCCTTCGCGACGGCCACCACGGGCCCTCGGCGGGTTCACCGGCTCGACGCGAGGATCCGCTGCGACGAACGAGGCCGGACAGGTGGCCCTGCCCGGCCTACGTCAATGTCAGTTCTTCGTGCGGTTCAGGTTCGCTTGGAGAACAGGTAGAGAATGATCGCGACCGCCACGAGGCCGACGACACCCGCGCTGCCGAGCTCGCCGACGAGGCCGATGATGTTGGCCGTCACATCGCCGGTCACGAAGGCCACCTTCTGCCCGAACAGCAACTGAAGCACGATACCCAGTGCGACCAGGGCCAGGCCGACTTCCGTCAGCTGCATCACCCATCTGCGCGTACGATCGAGGATTTCCATTCGATTCTCTCCAAAAAAGGCCCAAATGCTGGAGCCTCACGGGTGAATGGTTACCACAACTTGTGTTGATACACTACATGTTGCGATCAATCTCCTCGGGGGGCAGTGTCAGACCAAATCGGCTTGAGGCTTATGGGTCTGGCTCGTAGCCTTTGGTAATGAGAAATCCGTTTCGTTATTTCAACAGTTCACCGGAGGTGATCCGCCTGACGCTGATGATGTACATCCGGTATCCGTTATCGCTCCGCCAGGTCGAGGACCTTCTTTTCGAACGGGGCATCGACATCTGCCATGAAACGGTGCGGTTCTGGTGGAACCGGTTCGGGCCGATGTTCGCCGCAGAGATTCGGAAACGACGGGTC